CAATCTTGGCAAATTACCCAAGAAAAGTTAAGACTGTTTCAATGTGGTATGACGAGGTGGAGTTTTGAATGAGCTGGCTTTATTCGCAGGCGCTGGTGGAGGAATACTTGGGGGACATCTCCTTGGATGGAGAACAGTTTGCGCCGTTGAATGGGAACCCTATCCAGCAAGCGTACTGTGCGCCAGACAAAATGACGGCTTTCTCCCGCCTTTCCCGATTTGGGATGACGTACAAACCTTTGACGGACATCCCTGGCGAGGAGTTGTCGATGTCATCAGTGGTGGCTTTCCATGTCAAGACATTAGTGCCGCAGGAAAAGGCGCAGGGATTGACGGAAAGCGATCAGGAATGTGGGGGCAAATGGCAAGGATCATTCACGAAGTACGACCAAGATTCGTCTTTGTGGAGAACTCACCAATGCTCACTTCTAGGGGACTTGGAACCGTTCTTGGAGACTTGGCCTCAATGGGGTTTGATGCGCGATGGGGAGTGTTGGGAGCAGCAGACGTTGGAGCAAAACATCAAAGAAACAGAATGTGGATCGCTGCCTACTCCAATTGCGTCAATGTGGAAGCAGCGCAAATGGTGGGTGCGAAAACAGTATCACGGCAACTTGTCAGAACTTCCCTGCGGGAATCCTCAAAAGTACGGGCATTTAGTTGGTTTACCAATCAACCCTCAATGGTTGGAATGGCTGATGGGGTGGCCGATTGGGTGGACAGAGCTAAAGCCATTGGAAACGGACAAGTCCCTTTGTGTGCCGCAACAGCATGGAGAATTTTGAGTGACTTATGAACAAGCCCAAAGAATCCTTGACCGCGCCACCGAAGGTTGGGAATTTAGCGAATTTGTCATCCTTAGAGCGCTTGAGCTTACGGGAGACTATGAACCAAATGGAAGCAGCGGAATGGATCAAGCGATTCAGCCAGAAACTGAAAAAAAATGGGAAGACCGCAGCGTGGAACTGGTGGCAAATCACGTTAGAAGACATCGCCAAACGTAGAGGCCAGCAAGCCGCAAACGAATTGAGAGATCGAATGAACACCCAAAAAGGCCAATTATGAGATATGCCGCCCGTGTTGATGCTAATCAGGCACAGATCGTTTCCGCGCTTCGCGCTGCTGGCGCTTACGTTTGGATTATTGGCCTGCCAGTTGACCTTTTGGTCGGCTACAAGAACCACACATGGTTAATGGAAGTCAAAGATGGCCCTAGAAAGCGTTTAACGGCCCTACAAGAGGACTTTTTTAAGAATTGGTGCGGTGGTACGTTGTGCCGCGTTGACGGCCCTGAAGCGGCTTTAAGAATGATCGGGGCGGTGCAATGAATCCATACAAAATTACAGAACCAACTTGTATCAGCTTTTCTGGCGGTCGGACGTCAGGATATATGCTTTACAAGATTCTTGAGGCTCACCAGATGAGCCTGCCTGAAGAAGCAATAGTTTGTTTTGCCAATACCGGAAAAGAAGACGAAGCAACTTTGCGATTTGTCCAGGCTTGTTCTGATAACTGGAATGTTGAAATTCATTGGCTTGAATACCGTAATGCAGATCCAGCTTTTGAGCGCGTTACTTTTGAGACAGCTAGTCGTGATGGTGAACCTTTTGAAGCACTTATTAGGAAACGTCAGTATTTGCCAAACCCCGTGACTAGGTTTTGCACATCAGAATTAAAAATTCGCACCATTCACAAATATCTTAAATCTTTGGGTTGGGAACATAACGAAACAATGGATTGGGTTGGCATGAGGGCAGATGAGCAGCGCAGAGCCGCCAAAATTGCTGACAAATCAAGAATTCCTTTGGTAGCTGCTGGCGTAACTAAAGAAACCGTTGGAGAATTTTGGCGCAATCAGTCGTTTGACCTTGAGTTACCCAATATCAACGGTGTGACATATCACGGCAATTGTGACCTTTGCTTTTTAAAAGGAGGTTCGCAAGTGTTGTCGCTAATTGCGGAAAAGCCAGAACGTGCTATATGGTGGGCAAAAATGGAGGCATTGGCATTGGCATCCAAGCCAAGCGGTGCGGTGTTCCGATCCGACCGCCCATCTTATGCATCAATGCTTAAATTTTCAGCAAATCAGACAGATATGTTTGACCCTAATGACGAATCAATTGCTTGTTTCTGCGGGGACTGAATGATTTTTCACCTTCAAAACCCTGAACAAGCCAGCGCTGTAATGGCAAAGATCTGGCCCAAGGTCAAAGACACTTTGAAGGCCGGAAAAGCCTTGCGGATGGAGATTAAAGCGGAATCCCGTAGTGACGAGCAAAACGCAAAGTATCACGCCATGCTGTCTGAGATTGCTGTCCAGGCGCAACACATGGGCGCTAAATGGGATGCGGAATCGTGGAAACGGTTTCTAGTCTATGAATTTTGCAAACAGCTAGGCCTGCCGCAAGGTCAGATTGTGCCTTCGCTGGATGGCAGTGGAATTGTACAACTTGGCCTGCAAACACGCGATTTTTCTAAGGAACGAGCCGCAGAGTTCATAGAGTTTCTTGAGGCCTGGGCAGCAGACAAAGAAATTATTTTTAAAAGTGTTGACAAGCCTGTCTAGGTTGCTATACACTTTAGCCATGCCCCGATGTTGGGGTCTTTTAAGGAGCAGCAATGGAATTTAGTTTTACAACCGAGTTAGAAGACGCGCCTGTCACAGTGATTTGGGATTACGAAGAAGACGAAGATGGCGTTTATAACTCTTACGTCAAAAAAGTCATTTTTAGCGGCATTGACGTCTTGCCAATATTGTCTGAAGAAACGCTGTACGAGTTGGACGCCAGAGCTATTGTGGTTTATGAGCAATTACATGATTGAACTTTTTATTGGATGCGTCATTATTGGCCTGGCGATGTTTTTACCGCCTGCCAAAGACGTATTCCCTCAACACCCTGAATGCTCAGTCAGCAGTTTTAGCCCTGACTTGACGCAAAGACAACGGGCATTTTGCCGTGAATGGAACAAAAAATGACTAAGCAAACAAGACTTGAGATTTATGTGGTGGTGCTGTGCGCTGTGTGTGCGTCATTGATTATCTGGAGGTTTTATGACTGGCTGGCGTAAACGACAAATAGGAGAACACATGAAAACTTATGAAGACGATGAATTTGAGCGCATTGAACGTGAAATCAAGTGGCGTCAAATGTTAATTGATAATCCACCTGTAGCAATTCCGCTAATCACCGAAGAAGAATGGCAAGCGTTAAATGAAATTTCCGAAACATAGTTATCTGCGGTCGCCCAAATTGTTGCAAAACGCCAGGGAAATACCTTGCCAGCATTGCGGGCTAGACAATGGAACCGTAGTGGCGGCTCATACTAATTGGGGTGGCGGCAAAGGCAGATCGGTTAAAGCAGATGACAATTTAATTGCATCGCTTTGCTATGAATGCCACATGGAATTGGATATGGGTTACCACATGACCAAAGAACAACGTCAGGAAATGTGGACTGCTGCGCACATAAAGACTATTCAAAAACTCACAAGTCTAGGGTTATGGCCCGAAAAGGTCGCAATTCCGATATACTGAAATTGCAGTTGCTTTGTGGTGGGTTTGTATTAAAATGCAATCTCACCATTTTTTTTAGGAAAAAGCATGGAAAAATACGCTGGCTATGTCTCAAACTTTGTCCTTGCATTACTGCATTGCGGCACAAACGCCCATTTGATGCACTGGACAACCAACAGTTTCAGCAAGCACATGGCCCTAGGTACATTCTATGACCTGATCGTAGAGCAGACAGACGCCTATGCAGAAGCCTACATGGGCAAATATGGTCAACTTAAAAAGTTCCCTAATGAGTACCATCCCCCAAACAATGACCCAATCAAATATTTTGAGGTTCTTTCCAAGTTTGTAATGGACATTAGGAAAGAGCTACCGCAAGACTCAGAGCTTAATCAGTTAGTGGATAACATCCAAGAAAACATAGATTCAACATTGTATAAACTAAAGTATTTGGATTAAGCCATGCCAAGCCATTCACCCGCACAAGCAAGAATGATGGCAGCAGCCGCACATGACCCGAAATTTGCAAAAAAAGTAGGAGTACCCGTAAGCGTAGCCAAAGATTACAATGAAGCTGATAAGGGTAAACGCCTAGCTGAAGCAATGAAGGCAATGGCTAAAAAGAACAAAGAGGGCGGTTAAACAGGCAATTGAGGATGTCAAGTGTGTAATTTTCCTGTTTTCTCGCACACGTAATCAAAGACCAAATCAACGCCCTCACCCAACAAGGCAATGAGCTAAATGCAAATAACACAACGCAAGATAGAAGATTTAATCCCTTACGTTAACAACAGCCGCACCCACAGCGATGAGCAAGTGGCACAAATAGCGGCAAGCATTAAAGAGTTTGGCTGGACTAACCCCATCCTTATTGACGGCAATAACGGCATCATTGCGGGGCATGGACGGGTCATGGCTGCTAGAAAGCTCAAATATAAAGAAGTGCCAACGATTGAGTTAAAAGACCTGACCGAAACCCAGCGCAAGGCTTACATTATTGCCGACAACCGCCTGGCGCTTAATGCTGGGTGGGACAATGAGATGCTGACTATTGAGCTAAACGACCTGTTAGCTGACAACTTTGCTTTAGATATATTAGGGTTTGACCCTAAAGAGTTAGCTGCATTACTAGAGCCAGAAGTGGTGGAAGGGCTGACAGACGAGGATGCTGTTCCTGATGTTCCTGATGAGCCTAAGACTAAGATGGGCGACATTTACCAATTAGGCAACCATCGATTAATGTGCGGTGACTCCACAAGCATTGACGCTGTGGATAAGTTGATGGATGGGCAAAAGGCCGACATGGTGTTCACCGACCCGCCTTATGGAGTTAGTTACACGGGTGGTGCTAAGAAATGGGATGGAATTAAAAACGATGCGCTTCAAGAAGAAAATTTAGTTGATTTTCTAAATGCCGTTTTTAATTGCGGAGTTATCAGTTCAAAAGACAGTGCGCCTTGGTATATTTGGCACGCTTCCAATACAAGCCATGATTTTTACCAAGCACTTCAACAAGTAGGCAAAAAACCATCAGCCCAAATTATTTGGGTAAAAAACCAAATGGCGGGTGGTTTTGGTGATTATCGTGGAAAGCATGAGCCTTGCATTTATTGCTCTGGTGGCAAAAGCGCATGGCATGGTGGCAGAGATCAACACACCATTTGGAACATTGATAGAGAAAGAAACTATCAACATCCGACACAAAAGCCTGTTGCTTTGGCTGAAAAGGCTTTAAAGAATTCAAGCAAGAGTGGTGACATGGTTATTGATTTCTTTGGTGGCTCTGGCAGCACTCTTTTAGGTTGCGAGAAGCAAAACCGCCATGCTAGGCTTATGGAACTAGACCCCAAATACTGCGATGTAATCGTAAAGCGATGGGAAGACTTCACAGGCAAAAAGGCTATGTTAGTGACAGCTAACGACGAACTTTCGGAGATATAAATGCAACAGGGCAAAAAATATACTCCTACTGATGAGAATAAGAAGCTCGTAAAGACCTTGGCTGCGGTTGGTATTACCTTTGAGGACATAGCAACCAAGCTGGATATTAGCTCTGACACGCTAGTTAAATACTACAAAAAAGAACTTGATGACGGTCGCATTGATGCCAACGCAAGCATTGGGCAGACTTTGTTTCAGCAGGCAAAGAACGGAAACACTGCCGCGGCTATCTTTTGGCTGAAGACCAGGGCTAGATGGAAAGAAACCCAGGCGGTTGAGCATAGTGGCCCTGACGGGTCTGAAATGGTTATTAGATGGCAAGCGGAATCATAGAAATCCCGTATAGCCCTAGAAAGCAATTTAGGGAGTTTCATGCAAGAACCGAGAGATGGGCTTGTTTGGTTGCTCACCGTAGGGCGGGCAAGACCGTAGCGGCTATCAATGACCTTATCAGGGCGGCAATCACTTGCAAAAGCCCGATGCCGTTGTTTGGGTACGTTGCGCCTTACAGGAGCCAGGCCAAAAGCGTAGCGTGGGACTACCTTAAATACTTTTCTCGCCCCATCACAAAGTCAAGCAATGAGGCCGACCTAATCATAGAGTTGCTGAATGGCGCCAAGATTAGGCTGTTTGGCGCTGACAATGCAGATGCAATGCGCGGGCTAGGCTTTGATGGCCTTTACCTTGACGAATACGGCGACTTTAAGCCTAGTGTGTGGGGCAACGTAATCAGGCCAGCATTGTCCGATAAGCAGGGTTGGTGCGTATTCGGTGGCACACCCAAAGGCAAGAATCAGTTTTGGAACATCTACGAGACAAGCAAAAGGCTCCCTGATGAGTGGTTTAGCCTGTCGCTACCCGCAAGCAAGTCTAAGCTGTTGCCTGAATCTGAACTAGAGGCGGCAAAGGCGCAACTAGCAGAAGACCAATATCTCCAAGAATACGAGTGCAGCTTTGAAGCGGCAATCATTGGCGCGATCTGGGGGACTGAGATGCGCAAGGTCAGTGAGGATGGGCGTATTACAAAGGTTGAGAACCAGATTGAGGTTAAGACACATACAGCCTGGGACTTGGGGCATACTGATGACACGGCGATTTGGTGGTATCAAGTAATCGCTGGCGAGATACATATTGTTGATTTTTTCGCCCTTTCTGGTGGAACAATTGAAGAATTTGTGGCAAAAATCAAAGAAAAACCCTACAATTACGGAAAACACTACCTACCGCATGATGCGAGGGCAAGGACTTTGGCAAGCGGTGGTAAGTCAGTAATTGAGCAAATGGCAGCGCACTTGGGCATTAACAACTTGGCGATTGTGCCGAGTTTGACGGTTCAAGATGGTATTCAAGCGGTGCGGATGGCATTGCCAAGATGCTGGTTTGATGCCGAAAAGTGCGCAGATGGCATTGAGGCATTGAGACAGTATCAGCGTGAGTACGATGAAGACAAGAAGGCTTT